GTGTCGCTCACCAAACCTTCTTCCGAACTCGGGGTGGGTTTCTACCAGGATGTGCGTGTGGGCGCGAATATAATATGGTATAATATGGGTAGGATGGTGAACCGTGATGTCGTAGAGCTGTATAATATCGTTACGTCGGAGCCGGAGGGCCCAGACCACCGTGAGGCGCGTCGTCTTACCCGTGCGTATATTCGTGAGATGTCGCCTGATGCTGTGCAGCGTGTCTGGGATAGACGTGCGGAGATTGAGGAGCGTGAGTTAGAGGTGTTCTTTATGCGTAAGGAGGTGTTCATGCGTTTGGGGTTCATGGAGGCTGAGGCTGGGTTCTTTGCGCGGTGTAGGTTGAACAGCCCAGGTATTCGGACGCTCCTCAAGGAGCGTGTGCGGATTACACAGTACGCTACGGCAGAGGAGATAAAGCGCATAAACGTGGGTAGTCGTGGGACGTTAAAGGGCTTAACGAAGCTTTACGGCGAAGGAGGCTTGTATGCCACGAGGAAGACCATTAGGGCGTAGGCCGTCTGGGGAGGCTCTTGCGCGTCTCAAGACGTATCGTGTCTTGAGGCTGCGTGCGGAGGGGTTTACTGAGGCTGAGATACGAGTGTACATGGACCGGAGGATTTCGTCGCCTGGTATGTTGCAGCTTCGACGTGAGCGTGCGAGGGAGATTAGGGGGCTTTCGTCTGTGGAAATTGAGGAGTGGCGTGACCAGATGTATGAGGCCTACGATGAGATGTACGCTGCGGATAATTTGAGAAGGGTTTCTCCGGATTAGGTATGAAGGTACTGGATGTTGAGCTTCCTAGTGCCTACAGGAAGCACGGAGTGTCTGGGCGACTGGTTGTAGGCGTTGATTGTGAGTCGCTCACTACTGGGTATGCTTTTCTGCTCTGCGACTCGCGGGGTCGGTATACTTGGATTCGGTCGTTCGACGATGTGTTGACGTTCTTCAACCACGATGTCTATGCTTATTGTATGCTGGTGTCGTTCAACATGAACTTCGATGCTGGTGTGATGCTGAAGTGGATGGGTAAGGAGTTGTGTACGAAGCTTGTCAACGAGCATCGAGTTTCGCTGCCGACGTGTAACATAGAGTACATTCCTGGTAAGTACTTGCAGTTTCGCTTTGGTAACAGGTTCGTGCGTGTCTTTGATATAGCACAGTACTTTCAGGGGTCATTGGACTTCAACGCTAAGATGTACTTGGGGCAGGCTAAGAAGGTTGTCAAGGATAAGATGTTTACTGAGGCGGACTATGGGCGTGTGAGGCTCGCTGAGTACTGCGAGTGGGATGCTGTGCTTGCTGAGGGTCTGGGTAAGTATGTTGTGGAGGCGTTCAGTAAGTTGGGTGTAGAGGTGTGGACGTTGGCGAGTCCTGCTGCAATTCTGGAGACTTATATTATCGACCAGCAGTTGATACGTAATCCTGTTCATTCAGTGCCTAAGGGTGCGTTGGAGTTGTCGATTAAGTCCTTCAATGGGGCGTGGTTTGAGAACTTCAAGGCTGGTACGTTTCCGAGGACGTATCGTTATGACTTAGTTAGCGCGTATCCGTACGTGATAAGGGACTTAGTTGACTTGAGTCTTGGACGTTGGAGTGACAGCTTGAAGCGACCTAAGGGGGCGATGTATGGGCGGCTGGAGGGTGTTGTGACTGTACCAAAGTCGCATATCTCGCCGATAATGTTCCGGAATGAACAGGGTGACGTTTTGCACCCTCATGGTTCCTGGCCGACTTGCATTGCGATGCAGGAGTATGATTGGCTTTTGGAACACGGCGGCAAGATGGACGTTTGGAGTGCGCAATGGTTTGTCCCGTTTGCTAAGGTATGTAAGTACGAGGGGGTCGTTAACAAGTTCTTTGCGGTTAAGCGGAATGCGGCGGCGGACTCGATGGAGCGGTGGTCTGCTAAGATTGCGCTCACGGGCATGTACGGTAAGTTCTTGCAGCATCGTGGTGGAGTTGGTGGACGTTTGTACAATCCGGTGTACGCGTCGGAGATAACTTCGCAGGTGAGGTTGATGTGCGCAGATGCTTGTATGCAGGACCCCGACAACGTTATTGCAGTGATGAGTGACTGTGTGACTTCTATGAATGCACTGTCGCTACCTCTGGGTAAAGAGATTGGACAGTGGAGTAAGCAGGGTCCTAATGCGTCGTTGTGGATTGGACCCGTACAGTACGAGGCTGAGGGTCAGGACTACCGGTTCCGTCGAATTCCGTGGCGGAGTTTGTTGGAGTCTGCTCCTGGAGATGTTGAGTATGACGTGGTGAGACATGGCCCTCTTAGTCTGGTACAAGGGGTCGTACAGAATAGATTTGATGACGTTGGGGTGTTTGTGGACATTCCTCTGACTTTTAACATCCGAAAGCTGAACTGGCGGAGGTTTTGGCCTGAGCGGCCGAAGTGTGGTCGGGACTTACTGACTCGACAGTACGATAGTAGACAAATCCATGTTACGTCGAGGCTTAAGCCCGAGGACATGGTGCTTTGGGCTATGGACGGGTAGATGTGAGCTCTAGTCTGATGTGCTAGCGTTTAGGTGAAACCTATGGTATAATATGGGTATGATATGGGAAGTGCCGAGAGACACGATGTTCTGGTTTACGGTCAGTATTGTTGCGTTTTTGTTGGTGTGGTCGATTGTGATGTTGGTTGGCATGCGCAAGTTCGGAGGTGGGAAATGACGACAAGCTCGCCTATTCGTAAGGTTCACGACGTTCCGATTGTTAGGCCTGTGCGTACGTGTACGCCCCGGCAGTTGCCTAGTCCAGATGAGCGTACGTGGGTTCCTGTTATGCCTTTTGTGCCCGACAGGGAGAAGGTGAAGGTTGAAGCCAAATAAGGATAGAGAGCGCGAGTTGGAGCGCGAGTACATACTTCAGGGCATGAGTTACAAGCGAGCTCGTAGTCAGGCCAAAGCGCGGTACGTGCGTGAGTATGTGGGGTATCTAAGGATTGAGGACCCTACGGAGTATGCACGTCTGCAGAAGATGCTCAATAATACTGACTTTGCGGAGTCGGAGCGTCAGCGACGTGAGCGTGAGCGTTACCTCGAGGTGCACACTCGACGAGAGCGTGCCCTGAGGGCTTTGGTTGATGTTGGATTGCCGCTACCCTTCATAGCTGCTGACGATTTTGTGGCGTTTAGGTCCTGGACGATTAATGGGGGTGGTAGGATACAAGGTGTTGGTGCTGGTTCGGGCTATGAGTGGAAAGAGGTTAACTTCGCTGATTGTGTTCCAACGGAGTGGAACCAGCACGGCTTCTACTGTTGGCGTATCAATGCTCAGACTCTAGTTACTGGGGGTATCGGAGGGTACTTTGATGGTAGGGCTGCGGGTTTGGTAGCGTTGAGTGGTAAGATAGTGGAGCATGCGGATGGTGTTCTCAGGGCCGAGTGTGCTAGGATTCGGTGCATTTGGTACTTGCCTAACGTTCCTGCCGACGCGTATCTTGAGGTTCCGTGGCTTAGAGCGGCGTACCCTACGACACCTCTGTTTGTGACTACTAAGGCTCGCGCGGCTGATGCGTTGCTTAGGATTGCAGTAATGCTCGAGTGGCGCGACGGTGAGGACTTTGTTGAGAGCTTTGGAATGCGAGGTCAGCGGTGAGTGGTAAGTGGATAGTGTTAATAGGTGCGGTAGTAGGCCTCCTACTGTATTGGGCTCTAGAGTTGCTGGGCTGTCCGTTTTGGGCGTGTCTGCTCGGTGGCGTTGTGTCGACTGGTGTTGTTAGTATGGTTGTTGTGCGTATCGCGAGTCGCGTGGAGAGGAATGAAGAGTAGGTTTGCGAAGCTGGCTGTTATGCTGGGCTTGATGTTGCTAGTTCTGGTTGGCTTTAGCATCCTGCTGTCGGCTCCGAAGGTGGCTATTGTCGGTGCGTGTTTATTGCTTGTGACTGCGTTGGGCATTGTTTTGGGAGCGCTTGCGATAGTGTGGTGGGGTATAGTGATGAGATATGATGAAGGTGATTGATGCCGGATAACGGGCTTCATTACCATCCAGCTCGCCGGTTGCACTGCCGTAAGTGTGGCTGCACAAAGTTTCACGACCGTAGCTCGTCGTTGCGACAGTGTGCTAACCCTGCCTGTGGTAAGTTCTACAGGACGAGGGAGCTTTATAGATAAGGAGGTAGGTATGTCGGACACGGAAAGGTTAACTTCGGAGGTATGCTTTGAGTTGAGGCGGACTCACGAGGAGTTTGAGAGTCTCATGACTAGTGCATTCAGGACTCTAGGCCTTACGGTAGAGCAGTTTAGGGTGCTTACGGTTGTATGTGACAAGGGACCTGTGAATGTGAGTGACATTGCTCGGCGACTGTCGCGTAGTCCTAACAGTGCTACTATGATAGTTGACCGTATGGTCAAGACTGGTTTGGTTAGGCGGGTGCGTCTTGGTAGGGACCGCAGGATAGTACATGTGTTTCCTACGCGACGTGCGGAGGCGGTCTTGCCTGCGGCAATGGCAAAGAGTCATGAGCTTACTCAAGCGGTCTCAGTGGCGTTGCAGGACGAGGCCAAGCAGACTCTTGTCGAGTTGCTTGGACGGTTGCAGTGCAGGATGGTCGAGTTGCGTCCGCGATTTGGCTGGGACAAGAAATGAAATCTTTGGGAGAGTGTGAGCAGAGAGACTATGAGCGCCAGCAGATAATCCCGAAGGCGGTAGAAGCTGCTGACAGAATCATACTGGATGGTTCGGATGGGAGTGTTGAGGAAACTGATTGGTTTACATCTGAGGTAGCTAAGAAGTTTGTTGAGAAGGTAGGCATTGCAATGTCTGCTAAGTTAACTCATAAAGATTTAGAATAAGGGAGGTATAGAACTATGAGGTTATTTGAGACGAGGAAGGATAGGTGGCCTAGACAGGCTGGCAAAGCAGTACTAGAGTATGAGCATACGGGTGAGCCGGTTAGAGAGGGAAATAAGATTATCATACCGGATGACGGAAGAGTTGAGCTTTTCAGGCTCCAGAAGGGCTGGAATCAGTTTCTGGTAGGTCTTGGAGAGAACTCTTTGTGGTTCGGGGGCACGGACGAGAATCCCTTCTTGGTCAGGCTTGGCTCAGACGTCTTTGATGAATTTGTCCAGAGCCCTAAGGGGTTCTACTCACTGCTTGTACCCAAGTTGATTAGGAACTTACAGGAAAAGTTCCCGTCAGTAACGTATGTGAGGCAGGGGGATATATTTGCATTTCCACTTCCGTATTCCTGGGAGGAGCTGGAGAAGGCTTTCAATATCTGTCACTGGTACACACTAGCTTACAAGGAGGTGAAGAAGGCCGAGTTGATGTTGTTTGGGACTAGGCACACGCTCAGTGGTGTTAACCTTGTAGTTGGTGAGGAAAGTGGCTTCTTTAGGGGTCTCGTTACTCAATTAGTGGAGGGGACAGTGAATGCACCCGACCATACAACTAGGGTACTTGAGGGTCCTCACGTTATTGCGCAGACTGCACATTTATATTCTCCCAAGGAGGCGGACTAATGATTGGTGATTACGACATAGAGGTGAAGTTAGTTGCTGTTACTCCCAATGCCGAGAAGCTAATAGAAGAGGCAGGAAGGTTGTGTTGGGACACACAGGACAAAACAGGCACGGTACCCGACCGAATTCAGAAATGGATAGAAGTCGGACACGAGACAATGATTGAGCATGCTTGTGCTACCTTCTACATTCGCTGCAGTAGGGTCGTAACCCACGAACTTGTCAGGCACAGATTGGCAAGTTACAGTCAGAGAAGCCAGCGATATGTGAACGAGAGTAGTCCACGATTCATAGAGCCTCCTGACTTCACTAATGATACGTATGTGGCGCAGCTATTCCAGAATGCTATGGCGGACTGCTGGTGGACTTACCAGCAATTTCTGGAGCACGGGATTCCTCGAGAGCTTGCTCGCTACGTTCTTCCTAATGCCTGTGAGACCCAGATAATGGCAACCTGGAACTTTCGTGAAATTCGTCATATCATCAAGCTGCGCACATCCAAAAGAGCACTTCCTGAGATGAGAGCAGTTGCGGGTGAGATACGCCGAATAGCAAAGGAAATGGCACCTCAAGTATTTGAGGACTTATAGGGAGGAACCATATGCTAGAGCATTATGACGCCTACATAGTCGATTCTAAGGGTGAGTCTTGGGGGGCGAGTTTAGGTCGAGAGAGTTCTGAGGAAGCAGAGAAGTGTGCTCGAGAACATTTGAGTCGTAGGCTTGGGGCTGAGTTGAACTACAAGCCAGCGAAGCTCGTGATTTTCAAGTGTGTGTCTGTTTCGGAAGTTTCTTTGTAGATAAGGGGAACGGAGAATGAATAGGCTTGAGTGGTTGTTTGTCCTACTATTTCTTATTGGAACGGTCGTTTTGGCAAGTTTCGGAATAGACCATGCTGGAGAGAGTATGGTTATTGCAATAATCTCTCCTATACTACTTGTGGCTGCAGTAACCCTTGGTGTTGCAATCACTCTTGCTAAATTCACAAGGAGAGGGTAGAACGTTAGGTGCTGGTGTCCTACTGCTGTTGGGACGGCCAATACTCGCTAGACAGTGGCTTGCTGTGGCAGTAGGTGACTTAGAGTTTAGGTAACGATTGCCTCACTCTAGGAAGACGAGAGGGTGACAAGTGTCTAGCCCCTAAGACGTAGTAGGTTCAAATCCTGCCACCGGCACAAAGTCTGAGCTGAAAGAGTGACCACGCTTCATCTCAAGAGATAGGTGAGTCCTTGTTATAGTAGAGAGGTAGGCTCAGGCGAGGGTGCCGGTTACTCCGATAGGACGCCTAGGGCAGGACAGGCAGTTACTTGCTGAAGGAAGCAAACACGAGCGCCAGGGATGGAGTCGAACAACGGCTTTTTATGCTGGAGGGTAGCTCGATTTGCGCAGTCTGACTGAATGAGGAGCGGGTGAAAATGAGCCGGTGTCCATACTGTTTCTCCTTTTTTTAGAGGCGCGGAAGAGGCACGAGTTGTGTCTCTTCCGCCTACCGGAGTGGTAGAAAGGACTATGCAGACTGGTCGGAAAAGGTTTCAGGTAAGGAGACGATATGACAAAGAAGAGGAAGAGAGTATTCACAAGAGAGTGGGAGAAGCTAATTTGGAGACCCTTTGGTAGGTTTCTAGAGCTGCTGTTTCTCTTCCTGCTAGTCCAAGTTTTTGGTGCCCTGAGCGTAGTAATGTTGGCAGTCTACATCCTTCTGGGACTCCTCTGGTTCTTTAGTTTAGGGCATATTTTCCTTATCAAAGGTTGGAATAGCTACCTGGATAGAAAGGTTGGGCCTTTCCTACTCAATAAGCTTGGAAGAAAGCTAATACGTTTGCTGATTGGAAGGTCGGAGTGATAGTAACGAAAAAAGGAGGTACGAAAAATGGAAAAGCCAGATGTCGAGCTAGAAATTCAAAGGAACGAAAAGGGTAGAGTGATAAGGCTCTCCTATAAGGTGCATAATGCAGGTGATGAGGGAAAACGTGCAATGGAGGGTCTTGCACTAATGACCACGGCGATTGCGTCAATGTTTGAGTCCGAAGGTCCTGAAGACCACAGTACTCTCGTGGACGTGGGACTGTAACTGAATAGATTCCCAGCCACCAACAGGGTTAGGGGTGATTATAGTGGCAGTAAAGGACTGTGATTGCGAAATACCAATCTGTCGTTCCGTCCCCGTGCTACTGGCTGGGAATGTGCTGGTGCAGGTAGGCTCAAATTGGAGTTCGACTCTCTGAGCCAGTGCAAGCTGAGGGTGAGGGTGCATAAGACCTGTAGAGCTGATGTTGAGAAATAGGACTAAGGCTATGTCTAGTGGTGTAAAGTCCACCGGCCCTCACCCTCAAAGAAGAGAAAATAAGTATGCACCAGAAAAAATGCCCTCTATGTGATGATACAGGCAAGATGTTTGTTAAGCCCAAAAGGCTAATAGGCTGGACAGGTGGGCCTGGAGAAACTGTAGAGAATACGCTCGATGAGCACTATGAGCGTTGTGTTTGCCAGAAGGAGGGAAAATGAGAAAGGCATTTACTATCCTGAAGAAGATAGCTATAACTCTGCGTTACGATAAAGCATTGTGTGTAGCATTTGCTTTGTTTATAGGTGGAGTAGTGGGGATGATTTATCCCTGGGGGATTACATGGCCTCATTGGGTGGGTTTCGGTTCATTTTGGGTAGGTGTTGGGGTAGGTTATTTTTCATTCCCTATTTGCTTTTAGCCACGGTAGTGAGGAGGAAAACATGGTTGAGTAGTTGCTGAGTTTATATTTTCTCAGGGTGCAGTAAGCAAATAAACAAAGAAGGAGGCTTTTGTCTATGAAGAAATTTCTAAAGAGAAGGTGGCACGGAATACCAGTAGGTATAATAACTGTGCTTGTCCTGGTAGGAGTGGTTGCCGCTAGCTACACTTTCCTCAGCCACACAATTGAGATAACGGTCGATGAACCTCTGACTATCGAGTATAATCTCAATGGTGCGTATGGCGGGGATGCCCTTTGGCATCCACTTCCAGATGTAGATTCCCTAACCATTGAAGGCTCTGCTGGTGACATATTCAATATAGACCTGAGGATAAACAACAGAGCTAATAGTGCACTGACGGTCACTACTACCTTTGCCGGGGATACTTACTGGTTTACACTTACCGGATTTCCTAGTGGTTCTATTCCCGCCTCAGATGGTAACGATAGTAACCCAGAATGGAGTGGACCAACATCCATAAAGATACATGGAGATGCTCCAGTAGGAGCCTACAACGTAACGCTAAATTTTAACAGAAGCTAAGGGGAGCATGCTTACTGCTCCCTGAGAGAATATAAATGGAAACAGTTAACATCGCCAAACAGAGTAGAACGGAAGTCCAGAAGATTGGTACTGAGGAGTGTCCATTTAGAAAACCGGCTGGCAGCTACTATGCTCCAGAGCCTTGGGATACTTGCTCTAAGATGCCAAGTCCAGCCTCTAATGAGAATGGGATGTGTGATATAGACGCAGGTGTAGAATGTCGATATGCCGATGAATGTTAGGTTACTGAGAGTTAGCAATCGTGCCCAGCTGCCCATTCGTGGTACACCTGGGAGTGCTTATCTTGATTTGTGTGCAGCTGAGTTCGCGATTGTGGATGTAGGTACCGTTCGTCTGATAACTACGGGATGGCGAATAGAGGTTCCGGAGGGCTATTTCTTAGATGTTCGACCCCGAAGTGGTATGGCGAGTTTTGGTGTAACGGTCAACAACGCACCTGGCACGGTAGATGCGGACTATCGTGGGGAGCTGAAGGTTATTGTAGTTAATCATGGTTTTATTCCTTACCAGATTTCGATTGGAGACAGAATAGCTCAGTGTGCTCTGATGCCAGTTGTACCTACAAGCTTCGAAGAGGTTGGCGAGCTTACTTCAACATTGCGAGGTCGGAAGGGATATGGAAGCACGGGTCGCTAAGAAAATGAAAGTTTATCGTACGTTGCATTCGAGTAAGACGTTTTGGGGTCTTGTGAGGTTGAGAGGTGGTGGTTGGAGATTTGGGTTTGGTCGTGGCTTCTTTGAGTGGGGTAAGAATGCAATGTCTGGTCTTTATTTGCCTATAATGAAGTTAGTGGAGGAGATGGAGTGGACTTTAATTGTTAAGCACTGTGCGCCGAAAGACATGTATGATGATGGTGGCTACTGTGGAGCAAAGATAAGGAAGCATGGTGTGTACTATTGGTTTGGTGTGGCTGATGGCAATGGAGAGAACTTCTGTTCTGAGTGTGCACTTCAGGCTTTAATACATCAGTTGCAGATGGGTGGTAGACTTCCTGAGTACCGTGATTGTTGGATGCAAGATTTTGATTTATTGTGTAAGGCTAGGAAAGTAATGGAGGTGTGAAGCAATGAGTGGTTCTATGGCTTTTATTCCCGAATTGCGGGAGTTTCTGGTTGTTTTGGTGTTCCTGCAGGGTCGATTTCTTTATACCTCTATAAGGTAGAGGTAAGTACTTAAGGAGGTGCATAATGCACGGATTTGTGTTAGTAGGTAAGGTTAGAGTTGTCTTTGGGGTACTTCGGGCTCTGGCGTTGCTGGAGTGGGAGTTTCCGAATTTACTGGCTCAGGTAGACGGCCAGGTTGTGAGGGTGACGTGAGCTGGTTCGATTGGTTGTCGGGACTCCTTGGACCTTCTAGTGGCAAGGTAACTAGCTTGGGGGATAAGGTTACGAAGCTAGAGGAGCAGGCGGATGCGGCCGAGACAGAGGCGAAGCTGAGGACGCGGGCAGTGGAGGCCCGGAGGCGTATTAAGGCTGCGGGAGGACCCGCTAACCGTCGCTTTGCCACGTGGGTTGCGATTGTGATATTGATACTGTTTATCTTCCTGTTCTTCAGGACTTGCTTTTAGGAGGTGTAGTATGTTAGTTATAATAGGTGGAAAGCGTTCTAGTTGTGTGTACCCAGGTACTCACGTACTGGACGAGTCGGTGAAGCCTGAGGTCTTGGGTTGTGTCCCTGACCTCATACACGTAGTGGACTTTGGGTGTGAGGAGACTGTTAGGGAGTTTCTGGAGTCCTTGCAGGTCCGACACCCCCATGACGCGGATTGCATACTGGTGGTCGAACATGCATGGCTTGCTTTGGGAGGTCGTAATGCACCTACGGAGCTAGGTCGGAAGGCGTCTTACTTTGTTTTAGCGCATCGGCAGTTCGGGTACGCACACATTATTCTGTTGACCCGCGAGGTTTCTGGAATTAGGAAGACGATTCGGGACGCGGCGGATGTTGCGTTCGACTTTTCAGCCTGAGATACGAGCTTGGTCGCGTTAATCGTTTTGGATGAGGAGGACATGTAGAAAGGAGGTGTGGGATGAGTAAAAAGACTCGTGAGTTTCTCTGGGACAATAAAGGCGTAGCAGAGGCAATGGAGGCTCTTCGCAAGGAGTGCGAGAACAAGGACCTACCGGGGTTGCTGGCTATGGTTGAGGTGTCTGAGGCACTGTTAGCGGCAATTCGGTTCTTGATTATTGCGGAGATTGCCCGAGCTAGGGGTTTACTTGGCCAAACAAAAAGGGGTAACCTAAAAGGGATGCTATAAGGATGTGCTTGCCCTTGGGTAACCAACTATGGTATAATAGGAGTATATTATGACGACTAGGTTGTTAGACAAGATGTCTCGGGTTGAGAGGCTGCGGGATATTGTTGCTAGGGTAAAGCGTGGCGAGGAGTTTTCTGCCTTCGACATTGCTGTCTGGTATGATGTTTCGATAAATGTTGCGTACCGGGACATTAAGGCTCTCAAGGATGAGAGATATATCCCAAAGGACTGGACGTTTAAGAGAAAGCAACAATGATTACTGAGTGGTACGAGGTGGCCTACTTTATCATTATAGGCGCGCTTCTTGTTGCGGTTGTGTACTTTTGGTTCCGGGGAAGACTTCTGAGGAGTTCATGGAATAAGCGGATGAAGGTTAAGGTGTTGAGGGCCGAGAATGCGACGATAGACCTCCTCATTGATGGGGTGCCTTATACCTACTTAGTTAGTCGGTCCCGGCCCTTGGCAGCTCGGGATATTGCAGTCGCGCGGCAGGTTCTGGACTTCTCTCTAATGGAATCTTTGTGCCGTGCGGGTAGCGTTACTGAGGCCGAGCATCCTCTGACGCGATTGTGGGACAGGTTCGTTTTCCGACTGTGTAAGCGTGAACGTCCGGCTGTTGCGCAAGTAAGGGTAATGACCCAGGCGTTTGGGATTCCTGCAGTCGGTAGGTATATCCGAGAGAATGGCGTGCCTGTAGACATTGACGGGACTACATATACTATAGTGTCTCCTGCGCTTCTCGAGGCGCTGGAGAGAGGAGAGCTTGATGAAGAGGTCTAAGACGTTTAGGGTCGGTGATAGAGTTCGGGTTAAGGCGTGTAGTAGGAATGCCGGAGGCGTGTTTGCGGGTAGGATGGGTGAGGTGATACGTGACGACTATAGTGGTCATTACCCCTACTTGGTGTCGTTCTCGGCTCTTAACTCACGGCACAGGCCTTTCTGTGCCGCCGAGCTAGAACTGGTTGAGAGGCCTGGAGGTACTGATGGACAAGTTTAACTGCATACTTTATGGAGAGAGTGGGGTTGGTAAGACTCCCTTTGCTGGAACACTTCAGATGTGGGAGAAGACCAAGCCCTGTTTACTTTTAGACGTGGATATGGGAGCTATGAGTCTCGGCAGCTTGGAGGAGAAGCCTGTTGTGCTTCCAGTAGAGACCTGGCCCGAGATGGCTCAGGTTTATGACTACTTTAAGAGGGCTGCTTGGGACGAGTTGGCTGGGTACATATCCAAAAAAATGGGTATTGAGGTTCCAGTATTAGAGTATAGGAGTGTGGTTATAGACTCCGGTACGGAATTGGAATACAAGCTTCGTATTGGGGTAGTAAAGGCTAACGAGAAGGGAGACGGGGAGGTTCCTTCTCAGCCCGATTATCTTAGAACGCAGGAGCGCTTTCGTAGGATGTATAGGCTCTTTAGGGACTTGCCGATTAGCCTTGTTATGACTGCGGGGCTTCGGGAGCTCAAGGAGGAGTCTACGGGAATAATTAAACGGAGTCCCGGCTTTCAGCCGTCTTTGTCGCACGACCTAGTTCGGATGACGGACTTGGTTGTTTATATGGCTGTGACTATGTCTGGTGTGGGCTCGGATGCTAAGTGGACGAGACACTTAGTCACGAGTCTTTCGAATCGATTCATTGCCAGAGACCGCTCCGGTCAGTTAAAGCCAGTATTAGAGGGCGAGAAGTTCTATTGGAAGAAAATTCTCGAGAACGTGTTAGTCTAGGGGGTTCATCCAGGGCTTAAGTGTTCTGGTGCGAATATGAATGTAGTTCTTGGTTACGCGGTGTCGCTTTGTAGCGTAGTAGGTGACTAAAGCGGCTGGATGGAGTCGTATCCAAGCCCTGAAAGGGGACGCTAGGAACTGCAAATCTAGAGTAGAGGTGTAGACTATGGGTGTTCCAGTATCTTTTGCAGACGTCGAATCCCGTGAGTTTGAACCTTTACCTGTCGGTCGGTACCCCGCAAAGGTCAGTGTTGTGGAGTACGTGGCAGAGTCCGCCCGGAGTGGCGAGCCCACTCTAGCCTGGCAGTTTACTGTTCAGGGTGGGGATTACGATGGAAGAATTGGCTTCCTAAATACTTCCCTTCAAGTGGGCGACGAGGAAACGGGTAAGAAGGACGCTCGCTGGGCCACAATGCGTGTACTTAAGGCGCTCGGTTTTTCCGAGGACGAGATTAAGGCGCGTAGTTGGGACTTTGAGGACCCCGATACCATGGACATGCTTATCGCGCGCGACTGCATTATCAGCATTGGGCATGAGATGTACGAGGGCGAGAAGAAGCAGCGTGTGCGTCGGATATTCCCCATTAGCGAGCTGAAAGAAGCCGCACCCTTCTAGTTGCTGGGCCTTGGGTGAACCCTTTTTGATAGGTGAGATGTGTGACTACTAAAGTGCGCGAAGTTAGTTTAGCAGACACTTCTAAGGCCTCGAACTCTGGTCGCCGCCTCAAGACGAGCGTATATGTATCGGGTAGAGGGTCTGCTCCATATATTATTCCTAAGGAAGTTGAGTTCGACTGTAGTGGGACTCGTAAGGAGTGTCCGTTGTGTCCGTTGGTAGGAGGTGCGAAGGGTCTCGAGATTGTTGCCTCTAACCGGAACATCCTCAACCTCCTAGGTAAGGCGGATAGTACGGTAGTCAAGTACATAAGGTCTTGGGCAGGTGCGTGTGACAAGGCGCACGTTCACATCATGAGTACTCAAAATGTCGAGGAGCTGAGAGTTAGCCCTCGGATGGAGACGTTTCTTCCCTCTGCGGAGTATGTTACCCGCGAGTGCCTCTATCTCGGGCACGGACTTTTACCTAATCGTCCGTACTCCATTGAGTGTTTTTGCTACCCTGACCCGACTAGCCAGCGTGCTGTGCTAGTGTCTGATAAGGCGATGCCCTTGAGGGATATGCTAGAGACCTTCAACTTCCAGAAGTGTAGGGAGTCTCTCGAAGTTTTCAGGAAGAGTCCGGGAGAGCTGTTTGACGAGCTGTATGCGGACTTCGTGTCTAATGTGCATCACATCGTAGGTCGGCGGGCTTTGCAGATAGCCTTCGACCTCGCGTTCCATAGCGTTCTCGAGTTCAAGTTCCAGGGCGTGAAGTTGCGCCGTGGCTGGGTCGAGGCGTTCATTTTGGGTGATAGTGGTCAGGGCAAAACTGAGATGAGTTTGTGCTTGCTGAATCACTACAGTTTGGGAGACAGGATTCAAGGGGAAGGTGCCAGCACTGCTGGGCTCATAGGCGGGCTTGAGAAGCTCGGCGAGAGGTGGATACTTGTTTGGGGGAGAGTCCCTCAGATGGACAAGCGTCTATTGATTATCGACGAGTTCTCGGGACTTAGTGAGGAGGACGTAGCTAAGCTGAGCGACATTAGGTCTACAGGTATTGCGGAGATAACCAAGATTAGGACGGAGCGTGCGAGTGCTCGGACTCGTCTTGTGATGATGTCCAATACTCGTGACGGTCAGCCTTTGTCGACGTATAACACGGGTGTAGAGGCTCTGAAGGGAGTATTCGGACACGCCGAGGACGTGCGTAGGCTGGACTTCGCGGTCTGTGTTGCGAGTGGGGAGTTGCCTGCAGATGCTTTTAATGCTATTCAGGAGAGTGTGCCCCACAAGTATACTGGGGAGTTGTGTCGTAACCTAATTTTGTGGGCCTGGTCGAGGTCTGTCGACGATGTTGTTATTCCTGAGGATGTTACTCAGATGATTCTGACGCGCGCTTCGGAGCTCTCAGGGATGTATAGCTCATTCATTCCGCTTGTGGAGCCTGCGGACATGCGCGTCAAACTGGCGCGGCTCGCGGTTGCTTGCGCGTGTAGGTGCTTTTCCTCGGACGAGTCTGGCCGAGTGTGTGTGATGCTGGGACATGTTAAGTTCGTGTACGAGTTCCTGCGTCAGTGTTACGATTCAGCTTTTATGGCCTATGACACCTACAGTACTAGAGTCAAGCACGAGTCTGTCTTTGACGACGGGGAATTTGAGAGGGCGCTCGAGGACTTTCGAGCATTGCCCAGGTGTGGAGAGTGTGCAGACATCCTGACGCGCTTGGGTAATCCCTTTAGGGGCTACGAGCTTGGTGAGCAGTTAGGCATAGAGTCTTGGGATGTTAAGGAGATTACCCGTTTTCTGTCGCGGTATCGCATGATTCAGACGTTGCCTGCGGGCTACCGCAAGTTATCCAAGCTCCAGACGTTCCTGAAAAGAATCGACGCTTTGCGTGTCGAGAAGGAGGCGCGAGGATGAAGGTTAAGGTATGGAGTTGCTGGGTAACGTCTTAGAGAAGGTTGCGATAGTGGTAGCTTTATGCGGCTTTTTGTACGCAACGGTTCTGACTCTTCGGTATTGGGCACGAGAGGATTGGGCACGAGAGAATAGAGATGGTACGAACAGCAAGAACGGTACTTAGGTTTCTAGCGTGGTTGTGGTGGGGCATAGTGAAGCCTATGAATACTCCCCTGAGAGGCTTAAGAGAAACATTGAAGGAGGCAGACGAACATGGCGAGCGAGGCTAAGAAAGCGGTAGTGTTACTGAGCGGTGGTTTGGATTCCACAGTGCTGCTGTATAATATGGTTAAGGACTTTGAGTGTTACCCCCTGACCGTATCGTATGGACAGAGGCATGAGAAGGAGGTCCTGGCGGCCCGAACGGTCTGTATGGCGCGCACTCGTGATTTGCTTGTCAGGTGGACTTGGCTCAACCTGGAGGTGCTTAAGGAGTTCCTACCTAGCGCACTAACGGGTGTAGGTGAAGTTCCGCGTGGTCACTACGAGACAGAGTCTATGAAGCTAACAGTTGTACCCAACCGGAACATGATACTGTTAGCTATTGCGGCCGGCTATGCCCAGGGTCTAGGTGCAGGAACGGTTGCGTACGCTGCGCACCAAGGGGACCGTGCAGTCTATCCCGACTGCCGTCCAGAGTTCGTTACGAGTGTTGCGGAGACTACACGTCTTGGGACTGGTGATGCTGTAGTACTATATGCACCTTTTGTGCACATGACCAAGGCCGAGATTGTTAAGCTGGGTGCGAAGTTGCATGTTCCGTTCCCGAAGACTTGGAGCTGCTACGAGGGCGGTCCATTACACTGTGGGGTTTGTGGAACTTGTACTGAGAGACGTGAGGCCTTTCGGTTGGCTGGAGTGTATGATTCTACGAAGTATGTTGCGGAGGTAGTTAGCCATGCCTAGGTTGCGGGACTTGTTACCTACACGCTTCTTGAGGCCTCACTTTAGTGAGTTGATTCTCGAGAGGCCACCCGAGGGTAAGGAAGTTAATACTAGCTACGGAGGTCCTAACATGCCTCGGTACCAGTTCTGTAACTGCGGACTATCCTCACGAAGGGTGAAGAAGACTGTGAGTGGCGCCTTGTACGATTGTAGGTGTCACGGAGAGTTTTTTGTGAAGGCTGCGTGAGATGAAGGAAGACGAAGACGAAGTGATTGCGTTGGACGAGCTGTACCTACAGACTCCGGTCGGGCCAGCACCGTTCTGGCAGGTATTTGACGAGGCGACTGAAACTCCGTCTAAAATGGTGCTGCCTGTAGGCCGGTTCTATGGTATGTACAACTCTCAGGAACTAATTGCGTTGCGTGGCTGGGTTGCGCAGGCTCGTATGGGGCGTGCGGCATCGATGCAGTTGCTGGGCTTGCTCGACCAGGTGGTTGTGTTGCCGAATGGAGTGACTTGTACTATTGAGGAGTTGCGAGAGGCTATTGAATATGCTGAGGAGGTGTAGACATTGATAATACACGACGATGAGACTCTTGAGGAGGCGGTTGCGTTGGTCCTTCAGGGGCCTGTTAAGTACTCGGACGAGTATTCGTATCGGACTGTAGCATCTGAGACGCAGCTACGTGAATTGATTACGCAGGCTTTTAGTCGTCAGGATATCTCGATAGTTGTTCCTGTAGGTCAGGAGCGCTCGATGGAGGTTCACTCTGTAGCGCGTCGAGCTGTCAAGCTGGCTCGGGAGAATGCAGAGAAGACTGCGGTCAGGCAGTTCTTGTCCGATAACCCCGAGGTTCGTAAGGCTAAGACCGTCGACGAGGCTATGAGGATATTCCGTACGAAACATAAGTAGGAAAGGAGGTGACGTATGCACCATGAGGCGTTGGAGAAGAAAGGGAAGAGCGCAATTCGGACTGGCTTAGTGCTGGCTCTTGTGGGCGTGTTACTTGGAGTGTTGGCGACCATGTTCCAGAATAGCCTAGTCATTATGCTTGGGCTGTTGTTAATGGCAGTAGGATTGCTCTTCCTAGGAGTCTGGTCGGGCATAAACTACGCCGACAAGGCTCTTCCTATTGAGGAAGCGTCGGATGACGCCAAATGACGTCCTGAGAACCGGCCTGGAGTTGCTAATTGCTTTCGCAATTGGGGCGTTTGCGGAGGCAGTTTTAGTAGCAGTTCTGGTAGTCGTTATCACCGGAACTGTTTGTATCAAAGTATTTAGGGAGGTGAAGTATGCCACTGTTAGTGGACGAAATGCCCGAGCAGGCAAGGCCTGAAGACCCGGTTTGGACTACAGCTGTAATGGCCTACGAGCTTGGTAGCGTGATTAGGTGTCTAGTTCGTGCCGAGCATATCCAGTTGGCGGGCGGTGCGCCCGAGCGTGTGAAGGCCCTCTTGGCTACGGCTCGTATTGGAGCAGCTGACCTTATTACCCAAGTTCGCGTTCTGAGTGAGCAAATGGGTTGGAAGTGGATTGACCTGGAAAACGACGGCATCGAGCGATTCAAGGAGCGTATGACCGAGATAGCCGAGGGGAAGTTATAGTAGACGTGGTCAAGCCGGGACATGAGGTTGTGGACGGCGTCGAGAATGTCATTGTAAGGAGGTGACTTTGAAAAAGCATAAAACTTTGGTGGCAGTGTGGCTTCTAGTGGGCTTGCTTGCGGGCCTGACACTTACTGTGCCAGCTGCTGGTGCGTTAGATGTCTGTACCAACTGTACTGTGGCGATTTCCTGGGCAGTTGGAGAGATTCAGGGCGTAATGCCTACGGACTTTACGACTGAGCCTCTAGAGGTCGATTGGAATGTCAACGAGATTGAGTATATCTGGTTAGGACTCAACTGCTCAACGACACTCGACGACCTCTTTATAGTGTTCGAGACCGGAGGCGACGTACTTGAGGTTGTGAGGACTACTCCACCCGCTGGTTGGCCGTCTCTGGTTACGTATAGGTCGGACTTTGAGTTGGGAGCGTACGTCTACGGACCTGCTGGAGGGTTCCAGTTAAGTTCGGGCCAGACTAGTGCCGAGTTTACAGTTATGCCGACGGTGACTGGTTGTCGCGACTTAAAGGTGTACATTATTCGGGACGAGCAGCCCTTTCAGGAGTTGTGATGATGGTACGAGTTTTTTTTGTTCTGGCAATACTTGTCGCTGTTGGGCTCTGTCCTGCAATCGCTAGTGCCGATGAGCCTGTAGAGGTAGTCTCGAACATTCTGGTGGGTGGAGTAGACTGTTGCGAGTGTGGGTGCGAACCATGTCCCGAGTGTCCTGACATTACTCCTGTTAGTCCCGTAGCCGTCTCGACTCGGCTTGTGGAGTCGGTTGGTGAGACGAGTGCTACTCTGATGGGACTGTTGGTGGGTGATGGAGGTGGTGTGTGTTCAGTACGATTTCTCTATGGTGCGTCGACATCCTATGGCTCTAATACTTTGTGGGAGGATGGTTTAAGAGGCAATGACTCCTTTAGTGCCGAGCTTGAGGGCCTGTTACAGGGTACTGTGTACCACTATCGTGCTCAGGCTGGGAACACTACAGTTACTGTTGAGGGCTCTGACGAGACGTTTGCGACGCCTCCAGGAGCTGTGATTGCGCCTGGTGCGACTCCTAATGTAGGCTCGATTCTGTTGACCTGGATGAAGGGTACTGGAGCTACGAGAACGCTCGTTAAGCGGAGCACGGTGAGTGTTCCTACTACTCCGACTGAAGGGGACTTAGTCTATTTTGGCCCCGATATGTCTTGTAACGACGCTAACCTAGAGAGTGGTGTAATGTATCAGTATGCTGTGTGGTCCGAGGCCAACGGCGTCTACTCTACTACTGCTTTGACTGTAGCCACTATGCCTCTGGCGGCTGAGCTGCCGTCCTCGACGAACTGGTGGGGTGCGATTATTGGTATTGGTGGCATAATGGCGGTTATTGCACTCTACATCGTCTTCAGGCATCGTCGTCCCGAGCCTCCCCCGCCGTCGCCTACTGTACTTGAGGCTGACAAGGAGCCTTCTGGTAAAGCTACGTCGGTGTCGAAGCTGCCTAAGGTAAGTGAGAAGAAGGAAACCAAGGAGGAGGTTAAGGAGGTCGCCAAGAAGGAGGAGCCCGAGAAAGCCTCCGAAGAGGCGCCGCCTGGCGGTTCGGGCTTCGATGAACATGCACCGCCTTGTGCCGTGTGTGGTTCGCGGATTACTCAACTTAACGAGGGTTCCAAGACTAAGTATACTTGCATGAAGTGCGGAGCTACGTTCGAGACGCCTACTGAGTCTGGAGATGCTTAAAGAACTGATAGCTGAGGATGTCCAGGAACCTAAGGTAACCAAGCTCTTTCGAGCTAGTGAGGTAGGGGAGTGCGAGACGTACCTGTGTAGGGTGCTTCTCGGGCATCATCCCTTACCGATGTCTGGCCGCGTGCGCCATATGCTTGCCGACGGTATTACTCACGAGAAGGATATTGTGGAGCGGCTGGTTCGAGAGGGTGTTGACGTGAAGCACTCGTGTCTCGACTCTCAGTTGTCTATTGTGTGTGTCGACGAGGGCGATTTGAAGATTCCTGGACATCCTGACGGACTATTGGAGCACCAGCCTTCAGGGTTCGAGCTCGACTACGCTGAAGAGGGGTTCAGGTACGATCGTGGTACGTACCTGTTAGAGATAACTGCTCCGAATCACTTCTCGTTCCTACGAGTTGAGCGCGACCACATGCGCTCGGCACTGTGGCGGAAGTACGTACAAATTCAGATGTACCTGAACTCTGAGGTTATTAAGGAGCGTACTGACTGTTGTGTAGTCGAGGTCAAGAACAAGAATACGTCCGCTCTCTACGAGGAGGGGGTTGTTTACGACCCGAAGGTCGTACGGGGTGTAATGGATGTGCTGTGTCGCGTACAGGTCCTAGTTGCGAACGGCGAGGTAAGTCCTTACAGGTGTAAGGACTGGCGTAGGAGCTACTGCAAGTTTCGGCATATGTGTTTCGGTGAGGAGGTAGTAGAGGTTGAGCCTTCTGGTAAGTTCCTTAGTGGAGAGAGTCTTTCGAATGCTGAGGAGCTCCTACAAGCGGCTGAGCTATGGCTAAAGGGTAAGGATATGGTTGAGTCCGGTGAGGAACTGGTTGAGGATGCTAGGTCTCTTTTTCGGGCAACCATTGAGGAGTATGGTGCTTCTGGCTTGACTGTAGCGTGCGCTAGGGCTGCTATGATAAATGCAAACCGACGAAAGATTAGCCTAGACATTTTCAAGGCGAAGTACCCAGAGGCCTATAAGGATATGGTGTACTTGGAGCCGAGTCGGTATGTGAGGGTTACTAAGACATGAGTTCCCTAGAGGACACGCTACCTGGGTACAGAGAGGCTGTGAAGCTGGGCTATCAGTTGGCAACGTACTCGGATGACCGCAACAGCGCAACGTATTGTAAGAGCGACTTGACGCGGAGGTAAGTAATATGGATAAAAGTATGATTACGGGAATGAATATGTTCTTTTTAGGGATGGTAGGTAAAATGCTACCTACTATATTTCCCAACTATGCCTTTCCTACTTGGGTGGATCCTGCATCCCTACTTCTTCTGCTGATTGGATTTACCATTATAATCCTCAGTGGGACAGGAGTAATTAAAACTATGTTTGGTAAAAGTAATTAGAAGGAGGTATAATGGACATAATAAGTTGGGTAGAGTGTATCTGGACAAAGGTGCCTACGTGTCGCTTCTGTAGTCACGTTTACGAGAACGCGGAGGGGTACCCTAGTATCTGGGTCGAGGACAAGAAGGGCGAAGACCACCTGCGGCGGTTAGTCGAGTCCCATATGAGTTTTGCACATAGGGGCAAGCGAGTCTGCTACCGCGGCAAGTTGTGGTCTAAATAAGGAGGTATGAGTGTACAAACTGAAGGTTAGGATGCACTTCGACGCGGCACACTTCATTAGGGACTATCAGGGTAAGTGTAGTCGCGAGCATGGACATCGCTGGACTGTTGAGGCGGTCTTCGAGGGTAAAGTGCTTGATGCGAAGAATATGTTGTCGGACTTCGCGAACATCAAGTACGTAATGGGCAACATAATAAACGGTATGCTTGACCATTACCAACTCAACGAGACTCTGAAGGAGCCAAACGTGACTGCCGAGTTCCTGGCGGAGTACCTCTACAAGCGGTTCTGGGACGCTTTTACCGGTAAGGGTTCCTTGGTGCAGGCGCTAGCGACACTGAAGAGTGTCACGGTATGGGAGAGTCCAGACTGCGGCGCGGAGTACGCTGAATGACGATTCAGGCACCGAGCGAAGCGTCTCAAAAGGTTCTGTGCAAGTCGTACTTGCACAGAGACGAAACTCAAGGTGAGTGCCCTTATTGTGGTCAGCGTCACGAGAGCATCGACGCGATGTTCGATAGGGTGTCGTTTGGCAATGCTGCGTATCGCGCGATGCTGAGCGCGTTCGACTTTCTACCGAACTCTCCGACGATGTTTAATGCGGGTGGTCTCGGTACTCTCAGTGCGTGTTTTAAGTTCGATGTGGCGGACGATATGGAGTCCATACTTGAGGTGGGTCGGAAGTCTGCACTAGTTCAGAAGTGGGGTGGAGGAGTCGGGTACTGCTTGTCCGAGTTGCGACCCGAGGGCGCACCGATAAGGTCTACGCACGGGAGAGCGTGCGGTCCAGTCGCCGTGATGCACATGTATCACGCAATAGCTGAGATGATTACTCAGGGTGGGAAGCGTAGCGGTGCACAGATGGCGATTCTGCACTGCGACCACCCCGATATACTGAAGTTTGTGAGTAGTAAAGAGCGCGAGGGAGTTCTCGATACCTTTAATATCAGTGTGGCGGCGACTCAGGAGTTCATGGAGCATGTAGCCGACGCTGGGCCGCGAAAGGACCTGTTCGACGAGATTGTCAAGCGAGCCTGGTCTAATGGTGACCCCGGACTGTACTTCATAGATACTGCTGAGGTATTCAATCCGACTCCCGACCTGGGAAAGTTAACTGGGACTAATCCTTGTGGTGAAGTTCCCTTGTTGGATAACGAGTCCTGCAATCTTGGGAGCATTAACCTGTCTCACTTTGTTGAGTCGGGTCATGCCGGCTTTAACTGGGATAGGTTGAAGGGTGTGGTGACTTTAGCTACTCGCTATTTAGACGATGTTGTCGACCGTGATTATTATCCTGTTAAAGAAGTTCGGGAGGCTACAATACGCACTCGCAAGCTTGGTCTGGGAGTGATGGGCTGGGCTGATGCTCTTGCAATGCTTCAAATACCCTACGACTCTAGAGAGGCTTGTGACTTGGCCCGTGGCGTTATGCAATTCATACACGATAGAGCTCGTGCGGCGAGTAACGAGTTGCTTGAAGACCGGGGTCCTTGTTCTGCGGACTCTTCAAGGCGGAATGTATGTGTTACGTGTATCGCGCCTACAGGAACCATCTCGACTGTGGCAAACTGTTCTAGTGGCATTGAGCCCCATTTCTCGCTTGACTACACTCAGTTCATGGGTGACGGGACTGCGTTACCGCGCAAGGTGTCGTTCGGAGCCTTCGTGCCTAGGATAGCGAGCGAGATTTCGTGGCAGTACCACATACACCACCAAGCTGCGTTTCAGGTGTATACTGACTTGGCGGTTAGTAAGACTGTTAACATGCCGAGTTCTGCGACCGAAGGGGATGTGCGCGATGCGTACATGATGGCTTGGGAGTTAAGGTGTAAGGGTGTAACAGTATACCGTGAAGGTAGTCGCGTGAGGCAAGCGCTGGCTAAGAACTACGTGACTGACATTAAGTTTGATGGACGACGCAAGTTAAGGCGGGATGGAGTGAGCCTTCGGCACAAGTTCGATGTGGGAGACGTTGAGGGGTACTTGCACGTCGGCCTCTTTGATGATGGGAGTCCTGGAGAGGTATTCATTACGGGCGTTAAGCAGGGTAGCACTATTTCAGGTCTATTGGACGGTGTTGCTATCTTGACTAGTCTAGCGCTTCAACGTGGCGTACCCTTGGAGGAGATGGTTTCCAAGTTGCAGGGTACGAAGTTCGAGCCTGCTGGACTCACTAGGAATGCGAGCATTCCAACTACAACGTCGTTACTGGACTACATCTTTAGGTATGTGCAGCTCAGGTGTAGCGGACAAGAGGTAGCGAGTCTCGAGTATAGTGGCATGCTTTGTCCGGATTGTGGAGCTACAATAAAGTTTCAGGAGGGTTGTATGCATTGTTCGAGAGATTGTGGGTGGTCAAGATGTTAATCAACGAGGTGTTCAAGTCTTGCCAAGGAGAGGGTCCAGGAGCGAGGCTCCCGACTATATTCGTGAGAATGGCCGGGTGCAATCTCGCTATCGCTAAGAGGCCCTGTAGTTGGTGTGATACGCCACGTGCTCAAGCACGTGGCGACTGGGACCTGACTGTAGAGCAGGTTGTGGAGCTTGTCGTGAGCCGCTCTGAGGGGTGTTCGAGGGTGTGCATTACTGGCGGCGAGCCGCTTTATCAGCTAGCAGAGTTGCAGAGGCTGATAGCTGTTCTGCAGGGTTCCGAGTACTTCGTAGAGGTGTTCACGAATGGTACGCTGTTCCCGCCTATGGCGCTCTTGCGGGATGTACAGTCTTGGATTGTGGACATCAAGACCCCTTCATCGGGAGTGTCCGACGCGTGTCGCGTGTCGCATTGGCTAGGAGCTGCGCGGCCTCAGGACGCGGTCAAGTTCGTTGTATTGGGTGAGATAGACTTGGAGTACGCTGTAGAGACGTTGAAGTCCCGGTATACTCGTGCTCCGGTGTTCATAAGTCCTTGTATTACCGATGACGTTCTGCGCGAAGGCTCTAGGCCGTGGTTGCAGCGTGTATGGACTTTTTGCTACAGACACAACTACTGCTTTGGACTTCAATTACATAAGGTCGCATTCGGAAATGCTCCGGGAGTATAGTTTCCCCAGAAAAGGAGGTTAGTATGAGAGCTAGAAGGTGGGGAGTCGTGCTTAGGGACGGGACTACGTTCGTGGGACTTCGAACCGCTGCATGTGTTTGGTGGCATGACAGCATTAGGGTACTTACGTTCGTAGTGGACGACCCTCGAGAAACTGGTATGCCTAGGGGCGTGCTAGTGAGGGTGCGTACAGACAGCTTGCTGTACCGGTACAGGTTGCCGGTGTGAGTAGAGACTGGGTAGTGTATACTATTCTGCTGGCCTTGGGGGCTAGTGGAACTGCGGTAGGAGCTGTGGGGGTAGTGTTGTGCACTCCTTTCGCTTTGGCTGTGGGCTTTGGAGTGGCAGCAGCTACTGGAGTGCTTCTCTTGGTGCGCGCGGTGCGTACTTAATGGAAAGGAGGACTACGAATGGACAAACTGAGAGCCGTGGCCGCTGTTAGGGAGCTCTTACTAGCCCTGGACCGGGACTTAGAGTCTGAGGGTCTACAGGATACTCCTAGGCGCGTCGCGGAGATGTACATAGAGCAGTGTTCGGACGCAGAGCCGTTCGAGTATAAGTCTTTTACAGAGGTTCGACACGAGGAGCTTGTGTTAGTGCGGAACATTCCCATTACTTCCTTCTGTGAGCATCACCTAGTGCCGTGGTATGGTAGGGCGTTCGTGGGCTACATTCCACATAAGAAGCTCCTGGGTTTGAGCAAGCTGGCACGTCTTGTGTACTCGTGCAGTGAGGGCTTTACTATCCAGGAAGGGGTTACGAAGCTGATTGCTGACAGGTTGTATGACGAGTTCGAGCCCTTGGGAGTGATGGTAGTTATCAACGCGATGCATACGTGTATGAACCTGCGAGGCGCTAGGGCGTTTGGTGCTAGTACAGTAACTTCGGCCGTTAGAGGTGTGATGAGAGACGTGCCGGCGGCGCGAGCTGAGGTGCTGGCTCTAATGCAGCAGGAGGTCAAGCAGTGAGGGCTGCACTAATGGCCCCTACAAACTTGTTGCCTTTAGTACAGCCCTTTAGCAACTATCACCTTGTATTAGCGTACAAGGTCATCTACGATGTGGGGTACTATAACTACTGTAAGGAACGTTCGAAGGCCGGTGACTATGTCATATTGGACAATGGTGCGGTTGAGAAGGGTGGACGTAGCGTTCCGTTGAAGAATATAGTGCTTGCAGCGGTGTTGTGCAAGCCGTCTTTGGTAGTCCTCCCCGATTTTTTGTTCGACAGTCTTAGGACCTTGGACGAGCTGGAGAACGCGTTGCGAAGCCCTGCGTTCCGTTTTCTTAAGAAAGTGCACCCTGGCGTGAAACTGTGCGCTGTCGTTCAAGGAGTCGATGAGTCGGACTGGCTGGAGTGCTTCGACATTCTGAACGACCGTAATAACGGTATCGACGTTCTAGGCATTCCGAAGATAACGGGCCAGTTCTTCGGTAGCCGCCTAGAGGCTCTCAAACGAATTAGTCGTAGGGTCAAGAAGCCCTGTCATCTTTTTGGTGTGTGGTGGCAGTCGACTCTTGAGGAACTTCGTCAGGAGGCCCAGTTCCACTTTGTGCAAGGAGTGGACACTCCTAAGCCTGTTCGATTGGCAGCGCACGGCCTGAGCCTTTCGCAGTGGGCTGCGATGCCTAGGGGTAAGGACTTCTTGGACAGGCCTTGCGTCGACTACAATGTAGAGCTGTTGCGGGACAACTGCGCCAAGTTTGTTGAGCTGTGTGGGGGGAGTTGATTATGGTTACGTTTCTGCGCTGGTTGTTCTCGAATAGCGGCGCGATTAGGGGTGCGCCGGATGTCCAATCTCAGTACTTGTTTATGAGGGCTAAGCGGCCTTTGATGGAGAAGAAGTGTCCATATTGTGGGTGTGTGTACTGGGCGTTTGCTACGGGCAACAAGTACTGTGGTGGGTTCAAATGCTTTAGGGAAATGTTAAAGAGGAGGCGAAATGAATAAACACTCAAAGAGATTTCTACTTGGTTGTGCTTGGGTTGGCTTGGCACTAATACCTATCGGGGCACTAGGCACCATATATGCCTTGGTATTTATTGGCTTTGGGCTACTCGTGGGATTCATTGCCCTAGTGTTATGGGCTAAAAAGCACAAGCCTTTATGGTATGAAGCCTTAGGGTAAAATAGCGACAAAACAGAAGAAGGAGGCGAAAATGACCGATAACGAGAGTAACGCGTCGATAGAGAGTCAACTGGTTGACGAGACTGCGAAGCTGGTGGCTGAGGGTGAGGAGGTTACGCAGGAGATGGTCGTTGACCCCTTCTTTGAGAGCCTTAAGGAGGCTTTGCGAAAGGACGCGAAGCAGCATATGAAGAAGGGTACGATAAAGTTGCCTGTCGACCCTGAGGAGTTCGCGACTCGTCTTGAGAGCAGCCCGTTGATGCGCGCGCTAGCTATGAAGCACGAGGACTACGTGCGCGCTGTCAAGGAGGTTTGTGACGAGCTAGGCATAGAGCGTGTCCAGTAGGACCGTGTTCTGTGTGGGTGTCACCGGAAAGTTCTGCGGGGCAGACTGTGAACAGCAGATGTCCCATGCCTCCCGGTCCCGTGTGGTGCAGGGCCTTGTAATCGGGGAGTAGGTACGCGAGACACGTACTAAAGTATCCGGGGTAGTGTAATGTCCGACACTACCTCGGACAGACACTCTTACATTTGGAGGTGTTATGATAGTACCAGACGAAGAGGTAACTTCGGTCCGCACCCTGCAGCAACGCCTAGGGAGTGTACGAACAGCGCTGTACCAGGGCATCTTACACAAGTCGACTACGGGGCTCTTAGTATCAGAAGAGTGGCTCCGAGATGCCCTGGAGAAGCGAGTGCTGGAACTCGAGCACCTGATTGTCGAGCTGACGGGCATTGAAGCGGATTGTCATTGTAAGGTGTGTGGTGTAGGCACTGACGGTGAGGATAGGGTATTCTGGGCCTCGAGTGCGTTGTACATAATCGAGTGTGGTATAAAGCTAGAGCATCTGAGTTCTGGCGACCCTCTTTGTCAGCGCTGCCGCAGGAAGGCTAAGTTGTACAAGTCAACTGAGGGGATTTCGGCATGAAACCCAATGAGTGTTTAGGTTGTGCCCTCTACGACTGTCCGGGACCTGTACCTGGAGAGTTTACCGACGAGGAGGTTGACGTGGTCTTTGTAGGTGAGGCCCTCGGTGCTGTTGAGGTTCAGCAGCATCGTCCGATGGTAGGTCAAGCGGGTCGGGTGTTGCGGCATACTATCAAGTACTATATCGAGGACAGGAAGTTGCCTCTACGTTACGGCATAACGAACGTCTGGGTGTGTCGTCCTCCAGGTAACAAGCTTCCGGAGGATGCCGAAGAGCCAGCTGAGTACTGCCGGAGGCGACTATACGAGGACTTGACAACTCATGGCCAGAAGCTTACAGTACCTCTGGGTAGTACAGCTCTGGATACTATAACTAATGTGGGAATGTCGATTACATCGATTCAGGGCCACATGTTCTCGACCGACTACAACGGCACTCGTCTAGTTGTATTGCCCATGTTTCATCCCTCGTACTTACGTCGTCACGGCTCGAGTTGGCGCTATTGGGAGTTGGGTTGGGACAAGCTCGAGATGTACATTCGCGACGGCAAGACGCACTTCATACCATTCTCGCAACGAAAGGTGCACCATGCGCACTCTCCTGCAGAGGCGTTGCAGTTCCTGAAGCGTATCCGTGAGCTGTCGCGAGAGTATCCAGTAATGTCGTGTGACGTCGAGACGAGTGCGGGCTATCACCCTTGGGCGGGTGCACGACTACTCTCGGTTAGCATAGCATGGAAGTCTACTGAGTGTGTCGCGATAATGTGGCACGATATCGAGCACTTTCCTGCGTATGATGAGTTGAAGGCGCTACTCGAAGACCCGAACATAATTTGGCTGTGGTACCAGGGATTATTCGACACAGCACACTTTAGGAACGTTGGTATGGAGCCGCGTATCGACAGAGACGGGCTACTCGAGATGCACCTAATAGATGAGCGTCCGAACATTCACGGTCTTAAGTCTAACTCGTGGCTCTTTTTGGATGCACCTAACTGGGAGGCAGACATTAAGGAGTATGCACCCAAGAAGGAAGACTCGTACGAGAAAATTCCGCCTGAGAAGCTTCTCGAGTATAACGGTATGGATACCGTGCATACTATTCACTTGTCCGAGGTTGCTCACGACTACTTCGAGCTCGAGGGCTTGACTTGGTACTACGATAATATCCTGGCTCCTGCGTACGATATGTTGGCACGGTCGCGATTCATAGGACTGCGGTGTGACTTGTACAGGGTTAAGTCGTTGCAGGGTGAGATTCAACCCGTGCTTAACGACCTGCACAAGCAGATGTGTGAGGTGGCTGGCGACCCGTTTTTCAATCCTCGGTCGCCTGCACAGGTCAAGGAACTACTACACTCAAGGGGTATTATGGTGCCGAATACCCGCAAGGAAGTTCTCGAAGAGTATCTGGGTGACGAGCTGGTCGATGCGATTCGAGACTACCGGGATGCTGACAAGATGATGAGTACGTACATTATAGGCGTCGTTGACGATGTGTACGATGACTTGAGGGTACACCCAGACTGGAAGTATCCTACGGAGACTGGAAGGTTAAGATGCGGCGACCCCAACCTGCTTGGAATGCCTCGAAAGGCCGAGATTGCCGAGCACAAGTGGAAGCGGTTTATCAAGGAGATTTGGGTTGCGGACCCCGACACACTATTTATGCATATAGACAGGGGTCAGAGCGAAGTGAGGTGTAACGTCTATCTAGCTAAAGCTAAGGACTTTATGCAACGGTTGATTGACGATCCTACTATCGACATCCATGGCGAGTACGCTACGATGTTATTTGGGCCCGATTTCACCTACGAGCAGCGCTTCCTGGCCAAGATGATAGTAACCTTTGCAGTCCCGTACGGCGCTGAGGCTGAATCTGTGGCAAGGCGGTTTACGGCTGCGGCTCGTCAGACGGCTCGTAACATAGCCGAGAAGGCTGGGCTTGATCGCAGAGCCCTCAAGGGCAGTGCAAACCGAGTAGGATTGCAGAATGGTATCGTGTACTATCACGCTTGGACAGTGTTGGAGGCGCGGAAGATTATCAGCGACTTCTTTGCTAAGATGCCCGAGGTAGACGAGGCTCGTAAGAGATGGAAACATACTGCACTGACTGAGGGTAAGTTGGTGAACTACTTCGGGCGAATTAGGCGGTTTGGCTTGGTAGCACAGGAGCGTCGCAAGCATGTAGGGAACGAGGCCTACAACTTTCCACCGTCTAGCCTCAGTAACGACCTTAATTTACTGAGCTGTATCGAGACTAGGCGGCAGTTTGGTAAGTATGGTGTGGAAGTACTCGTGCCGATTCACGACGCGGGACTACTACGGCTTCCAAAACAAGGGGCCGAGCAGTTAGCTGCGGACATTCAGGGTGTCTGGGAGGCTCTACCTACACAATACTTACATACTGACTTGCCGTTTCCATGTGAGGTAACACTCGGCGAGCGCTGGAGCGACCTGTAGGCCTGCCGACGCTCATTCTCAAAACTGGATTTCACTTTTCTCTTACCTCTTTTGCTCCCCAATGCTGTCAACCAGCTCCTTACCCATTCCGATTCCTATAAGGATGTGCGTGTGTACACTCATTGTATGATGTATAATAGGTGTATCATAAAACTTTGAGGTGACGCGCCTTTGTACGAAGGCGCTGCCAAATATCTTGAGGAGGTTAGTGCTATAGCCAATAAAAAGTACAGTGAATTGACTCCTGCCGACAAGGCGAAGAGGCGTGAGTATGCTAAGGACCGCCGACATCGCATCAACGACGCAGCGAGGAAAGCTGGTGTCATTGGCGCACCACGGCCTAAGATGTCCGATACGGAGCGGAAGGCGAAGAGAAAGACGTATCAGAAGGCGTACCGGAAAACTGTGGTTGCGCAGGCCCGGGCTTATCGACAGCTCCAAGCCGAAGGAAAGGCTTAATACACCTTTGGCTTTTCTGTCAAAAAGAATAATACAAGGAGGTTATCCATAGATGATTGGTAGTGTAATTGGTGCATTGGTGGTTGGTCTGATAGGCGTTTTCGCCATCGTGATATCTCAGGGTATCATATCCGGCCAGACTACTACTGGATGGCCTACGGTCCTCACATCGATTATGACCAACATCTCCCCAGTGATCGGTATAGTGGCCATCATTGCGATGTTTATCATAATTGTGAGGTTAGCGGGAGGCTTTGGAGGCGCCAGCGGCGTCTAGTCAATCTATTCGAGACGCCATGACGTAGAAATACGGAGAGGGGACGGCAACGTCCCCTCTCTGTCTATGGGGAGTGAGTATGCACGGCGCAATGGCCTTCTTCGTGTTTGTGTTCATAGCGTGCCAGATAGTGGTTATTTCCATTTCTGGCGGTGGTATGGCTGTTACTGCTCTTACAAGTAGTGTTGATGAGGATGACGCAACTTTTCCAGTTAGCAGTACTACAGGACTTCTAGGGGCTTCGGTACTCCATCCTGCGTACTTGATAGTGGTCGGAAGCACCCGCGAGGTAGTCTCTTATGCAGGGCTGACGAGTACTACTATAACTGGTATTACTCGGGGTGTTGCAGACCCTCAGACCGGTGAGCAGTATGAAGCTAGTGAGCATGCTGTAGGGTCGAAAGTGATGACCACTAATGTGGGCGCTCTCGACAGCTTTGTCGGGTACAATGTAGGTAGTGCCCAAGGCACTGGTGGTTCCATAAGTGTGATAGTAGCGTCTGGCCTTGCTGTCCTGCGAAACTTTCCTAGGATGCTGGTATGGGATTATCCCTGGTTCAACAACCAAACGGCTATTCTGCGACTCCTGCTACTTTGTCTCAGTGCAGGTTTTATATGGTCGCTATTCATGACGTTCCTTCAACTCGCTCGAGGTATTCTGATTCCATCGTAACGGAGGTATAAGCGGCAAATGGAGGTGCATACGTGGTAGAGTGGGCAACGGTAATAGTCTCAATATGTCTTGCAGGCCTGGTTTACTTCCTCATTAAGGGTATTGGACTAGCACTCAAGGGCAGAGAGCTGCCGGATGCCGAAGAAGGCGACTATGTTATTAAAGTGGTAGCGAGGATAGGTCACAGAGGCTACTTGGCTGTGATGAGCCGGTACGAGAGACGTGATAAGAAGCGAGAGGTGGATGGGCCGTAGGGTACTAGTTGCGGTTCTAGTTGCGACTGTGGTGCTGCTGCTTTGGCCCATAGCGACGCTCGCAATTAGTGTCCCGGACGAGGGCCCATACATTATTCAAGTCGACGCTTACAGACACGTCCTTGAAGATGGCGACTTGTTGATACATGGCCGTTACAACTGGCCGTACGCATCTCCGCCTACTGAGACGATAACCCAGGCTGTGTTCGTGAGGCTTTTGGCTGGTACTACGGAGCTTGCATACTGTGCACCCTATGCCTATTACAGTCGTGGCTGGAGCTACGGGTCGTTCTCGATGTACCTGACGGCTGCAGAGGCCTCGGGGTATTGGGAGGACACTCTGACTGTAGATATGCGTGGCAGTCCTACGCTTACCTGGACGGGTGGTGGCGACTATGTTGTGACCACTACTACAATTAACTGGAGGTCGACTGCAACCGCTGTTGCGACTCGAGCCCTGATGTGTAGCCACTTAATTTCGTGGGCGACTACTTTGGGTGACTACTGGAGTGTTGCTTTGGTGTCTCAGTACGCGGCCGGTGATAAGTTCTCGTCGTATGGCGAGGAGTACTTTACTAATGTGATACCGGGTCTGAGGGTTATGGTACCGGACTTGTTTGCAGGCGCCTCGGAGACACCTTCATACGACGATATTACCTATAACACTACCGCTGCGGCGACTATGCAGGATAACTGGCCTTTCGATATGGGCGGCATATCTGAGTGGCTGGGTATGCCTAACAATGACGAAGTTCTACGGACCGTAATAGCGTTCGTGATTATCTTTATTATAGGTATGGCAATGGCACGTCAGGGTATTCCCTCCGGAGCTATCCTCTTTGCGTGCTTTACGCTCTTGTTCGTTCTTGCTGTACCGGGATTCATCTCAATGATACTGGTGGGAGGCATTATGTTCGTCCTCATTCTGCTGACGGGTATGGTATTTCTCCTGCGGAGGGGTACATGAAGCGTGGTCTCGTGTTGGGCTTGTTTCTCGTGCTGTTGCTGACGGTTCCAGTGGTTGCCGCGACGTATACAGCTCCAGTTACATTGACCGAGGAGGGCACGACCGGCTACGACATGTTGCCTGTGTCTGTTGCTGTTGACAACGACAACCTGGTCGACCTAGGTATCATGTCGAGTACGGGTCTTGATACTCGCGTTCTACAGGGGTCTACAGAGCTTCCTCATATGGTCGTTAATGACTACCTATGGTTCGCGTTGCCTGTAGTTCAAGGCAATCAGTACCCGCTCAAATACACCTTTGGCAACACCGCATTATCTAGCTTTCCAGTTATCGTTGGTGATGGGGGGTACATTGTCATAACAGACGATGCTGATTTGGAGTTGGACGGTGATTTTGAGATTGAGTATGACGGTTGGGTAGACACTACGGCTCCCACGTATCCTAAAGTGGAAGCAACAACTACGGGCTATGACGACTCATCGACCTTAACTCACGTAATGGATGTGCCTGCAGGGGCAGAAGAGGGTGACCTACTCATCATAATGGCAGTCTGTTATGGAAGTGCGTCAGCTCCCGTTATTACTTGGCCGAGTGGCTTCATCAACTTGGACAAGTTCTCGCATAGTACCTATTCTCAGGCGGGAGCTGCGTATAAGTTTGCTACTGGGTCTGAGGGCAGTACCGTTACTACTACATCCTCGACAATTTCCTACTGCTCGTGGCAGGTATTTAGAATCTCTGGGGCTACAGCTGCACCCGCAATCACAGCTGAGGCAACAGACTATGACTCCAGTCCCAATTCAGCTGGCTTGAATCCAAGCGGTTGGAATAAGAGTGTAGGAACGCTATGGATAAGCTTCTTTGCCATGATGAGTGCTCATGACGTAGATTGCTCAGGGTACCCTAGTGGATATGGTGATGGATTGTATGTAGAAGACCCTGCTGCCAGCTTTACTGCTGTTGGCAGTGCAAGAAAGCAGTCTATTTCAGATTCCGATGACCCTGGTGCCTTTACTTTGACAGGAATAGACACCTGGGGAGCATGGACAATTGCAGTGAAGGGTAGTGAGTATCTGGTAAACAAAACGGATTCGTTTAGCATTATGGTCGGCGATGTTGGGGAGGTGTTGGCCTCTATACCTGGTATTGATATTAGTCAAACCATAACGGGCGGTGGAGTGCTGCTCTATAATGGTAGTTATATCAGGGCTGGGGAGAAATTCACTAGTATGCCCATGGGTTACATAGACAGTGCTTCAGTTTACCTTACTAAAGTAGGGAGTCCTACAGGTACTGCATATGTCAGACTCCGAAAGGTTTCTGATGATTCTGAGATAGGCACTTTCGGAAGCATAGATGCGTCTACTGTAACTGCTGGCACTAATCGGTATGACTTCACAACTCCTGTTTTCAATCCGACAGCCCAAGCTGCGAGAGTTACCATTGAGTTCAATGGTGGTAGTGGAGGTGCCTACATCTTTGTTAATACTGCGAATAGTGACGAGTTAGCTGATGCTCATGTCTGCAGGTATATTAGCTCATGGGATGATACTTTGACCGGATATGATTTGACATTCGAGCTTGATTATAGAGACTGCATAGGTAGTGCTACCTCTATAACTGCAGGAGACCACAATGTGAAAGCGGCTGGGGACGGTACCGACATGAAGCTATACATAGATGACGTTGAGAAGGACAGTGAGACAATAAGGGCAGCCTCTGACAGCGACAATGGTTGGCTTATTTCTGGCTCGTACTTTAATTCTTACACGCACACGACTTCGGATACTTTGAGGCTGACTTATGAGCCTGATTCTATTATAGTAGACACGACGCTACCCAATGAGGAGTTTCCCGGTACATACGATGGTGCTATAACCTTTGGCTCGAATCCTTCGAACGTTTCTACAACCCTGGGCGCGCTGCTCCCAGTAGAAACATCGGCGGCAAGTGCGTCCGCGGACGAGACTCAGCCTAGCTTTGTGCCGGATACTGGTGATACTACCTGGGTTACTTCGGGCATCGAGGGTGAGAACTTGCCGCTATATGGATTCTTCAAGGGGCTGTTTGCGACCTATCACGAGCAGGGTGGGCCGGATATTTCTATGCCACTGTTCTGGAAGGTAGTTGCGGTAATACTTGCGTGGGCCTTTGGTACCGCAGTTCTGGTGACGACTAAACAAGTTGCGTTCGCGTTCATTGCGTACGTTGCGGGATTCGCTGTTCCTGCCTACTACATGGGAGGCCTGTTGGACTCTTGGCTTCCTATAGTGTACGGACTAGGTGCTGTGTGTCTCGCAGCGCTGACCTGGAAGTGGACTAGTAGTTCTATGGCATAAGGAGCATGTAAGATGATTAGACGACACGATTCGCGAGATAACACTTTGCTAGTGCAAAGTTCTGTGACCTCGACACCTGAGCAGCGACGTCCCGGGATACAAGACGTCGAAGCGCAGGGTGTGCAGGGTGTGCAGGGTCGCGGACCGGGTCGCCCTCATGCAGTTCACTGGGACGATGTACTGTCTAGCGCGACAGTTTATGCACAGCAAGGTGTGGACGCAAACGTCCTTGTGCAGCTAATACGAGAGAGCAACCTACGGTCTGAGGGAGAGACTGGCTTTGTACTGAGTCAAGTAGTCTCGGCTGAGGTCCTAGACACCCTTACTGCTGAACATCGCAGTTGGTACGACCAACAGATTGTAGAGATGACTCGAGTACTTGAGGAGGCTCAGAAGAACGTACAGAAGCGAATAGCGTCCTTGAAGGCACGTGGAGGCTACACATCGTCCGACATTCAACGGATTAAGACGAGCGAATACCCCAAGTGGAGTGCGCGGTACAAGACCGCTGATAAGGCTCTTGTCGGACTAGTCGCTAAGGGTGGTAAGGGAGCAGTCGCGACAGAGCAGGCAGGAGCGTTTGCTAGGATACGAGCCAAAACAGCTGGTGTCGACCTTGGCGACTTGTCGGAGCAAGACGTTGCTCAGTTGAAGCTGGCGTCGGGTGCCGATGTGTTGAGGCAAGCGGCTGACTTAGGCCTGAGCTCGGGGCAGCTAGCTGCTGCTATAGGCGGTGCGAGAGGAAAGACTCTTGGAACGCTTCTAGAGTTGGAGCCGTACAAAATTGAGGCCGAAGATGTTCCTGAGGGCGTTCCCGAGGTTATACTACGAGCTACTCCCGAAGAGCTGCACAGGATTGAGGAGGCTGCGACCTCTGGGGTGTGCGTGGGTGCGATGCGCGCGTACTACACTATTCAAACCTGTCGGGCAGTGTTGCGCGACGGCAGCTTCATATACGTGGAGGCCTTGAGTGTAGCTGATGCGGAGCAGAAGGCTAAGGATGCCGGATATGATGTTGTGTGGACAACCTGGATGAGCGCCCGACCCTACGACGAGTGGAAGGGTGCTACAGCTTCCGAGCCTCCTGAGGATGCAGGACCTCTTGCGTCGACGGAGGACCTTCCAGTAACTCCAGAGACTACGTATCGCGCGGAGCCTCTTCCTATACCCCCGGACACAGAATACGACATACTTCAAGTAGTGGGAGCGGCTCAACGTGGAGAAGTCCCTATGGACGATCTCAAGAGAGTGTTTGGCGCCGACGTCGTCGAGGCCACACTACAGGGTTGGAACGCACTCTCTCCAGAGTACCAAGAAGTTGTGATGGCTCAGGGTACCGACGTCTTGCGTCAGACTATGCAAGCCTCGATGCCCTCGGAGTACCAAGAGATTGCAGAGGCCGACGGCTTGGAGGTCGCGATAGCAGCATATAGCAACGCTCTCGAGGCCTCGGAGACAGCGCAACAGACTATTCAGGACTTTGCAATGGAACGGGGTCTAGCTTCCGACGACCTCGTATCGCTATACTATGCAGGAGTGGGCGTTGACACCCTTCGTCAAGCATACCCCGGTAACTCAGAGTATTTCGGTAACCTCGAGCGAGTGCTCGATGCGATAGTGTCTACAGTAGAGGTCAAGGAGACTCCTGGAACGTTTTGGACTGTTGAAGGTGCTCCCACTCCCGTAACACACGCTCCAGACTATGTGGGTGCGGTGGCCCTAGGTCTTGTTACTGTAGATGACATAGGGCTTCTTGGTTACGACTCTCAGGTGTGCACAGGCATTGGCAACGCAGTTAGTGGTATTCAGACAATCGTTGCTAAATTCGATGCGGGAGTACAGTTAACGCCGCATCCCTATCCCCTGGGTAGCGGCACGTACGAGGCAACAAATCTTACGCGCGCGGAGATGACAGACTTGACGACTGCTTTTCGGGAAGCTGGCGTGCCGTTCTTCGATGCCTCTTCGGAGGTTTCAGAAATCGAACAGGCAGCCCAGGCGTGGCGCGAGGAGTTAACGAGTGAAGATAAGATAAGGGTCGCGAGGGTATTAGTGAGCTATCCCGCCTTAGGGCGTCCGCTCGTGAGTCTCCACAGGGCACTGAGCACTCCGACTGCAGGCGAGGCCACAATGTCTAGGATTGCTAACAGCTTGCTCGCGGCCCCAGTGAGCGCAGTCATGACGCCCTTTGTCAAAGATATGACTGCAGGCGAGCTGCGGGAACAGTTAGGACCTTACGCGACTATCGGTGCCGAGGACAAGGAGACTAGCTTCGACATCACAAAGTTTCTCGAGGATAACCCCTACGATGCGCCGTTGCTACTGCGTGGCGGCTTTGCTCCTGAGGAAGTCGAACGGGCACAAGAGGGTGAGCAAGTTAACACCATGCCGCAGGGTGCTACGCCCTTGGATTGGGTCATTATGGGCGCCGTGGTAGCGTCTTTCGCACTCCCAGGATTGCGGCACGGAATGATGGCTGTACTCGGTACTAAGGGCCCACTACACTTTGTGACCGCAGGACACTTTTACCGTTCTGCGGCAGCTACAGTCCTGTACCAGAGCCTAGCTATCGGCGAGACTGCTCTGAAGTGGGGCTTTCCAGTCGGACTGACTGCAGCAGACCTCATTTACTGGAAGGACTGGACGATTGAACAGAAGGCCATTGCGGGCATATTCACTGGTCTAGCATGGCTACCAGTTGTGGGGACACTGTTCCGAACTGCTAGAACCGGAACTCAGTACGCTAGGGCTGCGTTGTCTCGAGGCCCTACAGTACCTGGGAGGGCCTTGACAACGGGCTACTACGACCTCTACCCGATACAGGTTCCTCGAAGCTTTTTCGCAGACCTTCCACTGGAGGTGCGAGTACAGATTCGCACGATAGTGACTAGCAATATGGCCCCGGAGGCCCAGATTAAGGCTATATCTGAATTACTCGAGCCTACGCAAACCGCGCCCGCTTTCTTAGAAGTAATGGGGTTGCGAAGTCTCACATCCTACGATGTTCCAGCACAGTTTCATGGGAGCGCTTCGGCAGCCTTCGAGAGTGTACCCGGAATGACTCCTGCTAAAGCACAAGCACTTCTGGTCTACCTGAACCGGAACCCAGACGTAACGGTCGGCGGGAGCGTATCCATGGTCGCGAACGGGTTCAGGGGAATCGAGCCCCACGACCTCGACATGGTCGTAGCAGGCGACGATGCTCGGGTAGCTCAAGTGCGTAGGGACTTGGATGGCATTCTAGGTTCGGGGGTCTCTAGGGATGTTAAGAGGCTAGGTCAGTACGCTCCTCCGCCGTATAGTCTTGCGGCGGATATTCCTCTACCCGTAGTAATTGATGGCGTGAGGTTCGTGCCGGCAGGCGAGCTAGTAGGAAACTTATTGTCGACCGTTGCGTCACCCGGTCTTGAAGGCTGGATGGGTCCGGGTGCTGAGACCTTGCCTCGCAGCGACTTTCCCGAAGTTAGAGTGGGGACGCACGAGGGCCGAGTTCCTGACTACTACAAGTTGAAGACTTTAGCCAGTCAGATTGCAACACAGTTGGAGTCCCAAGGACACACGGCAGAGGCTCAAGCGGTGACAGCACACTTACAGGCCTACGAAGATTGGCTAAGGACCTTCGAGACCGAGGGTCTCGAGACACTTCCACCCAGCGAAGCGGCCCAACTACGGGCGGACGTCTTGGCGCTCGTACGTGATGCACAGTACCAACTCCTAGAACAGGGTAAGGGTGTTGTGGTATTAGACCCCAAAGGGCGGTGGGTAGTTGCCGTGGCGGCTTCGCCTGCTAACGAGGTTATGCCGGGTGCCGTGATTATGGCTACGGGGGATATTAGACCCAACATTGAGATGGCTAATACCCTCGGTAAGTTCAAGCCAACTGACCAGATGGTGTTCTTGTCGCCTAAGGCTGCCATGACGTATGCTCGTGGTGAGGCACCTGGCCTAAACATCATTCTCACAGTTCCGTCGGTAGATATCGGGCCGGGAGGCATAGTCAAGGGGCTATTCAGGTACGAGACTGTAGAGCAGGCATTCGGGGGCGAGATGCAAGTAATTTACGACGAGTTGACGACGAGTGAGGAGTTCCTACCGACACCTAAGACCGCGCTGTCTTACGAGCTCGGCGTCGACACCGGAGTTATTAACATACTCGACTCCACTACGGGAAGGACCATACCAGCACTTGTTTGGAGGACTCCCGCAGCCGCCGCTAAGGGATTAGCTGCACCCTCTAAGGCGATAGCTTTGACCATGACCCACGTAGCTCTTAAGAGTGCTTTGCGCGGGCTACTGAAGCCTCACATGCACGACATAACACTGTCGGAGGTACCGGAAGCCGTGCGCACGGGTCTATTCTGGTTCGGTGACAAGCCATACGACTTGAGGCTTGCTACGGTAGACGACCTGCAGGGTGTTGCGAGTGTCGAAGTTCAGCGTGCCTTGACTCAAGCCGTCGAAGCTCTGCAACGTGAAGGGACGGCTTTAACTGAGAGGAACATTCTGAGCAAGGCCCAAGATATTCTTAGTACGGAAGTGGACGCAGCAAGCGTACCCACGATGATTACACAGGGTATGCAGACGAGACTCAAGACGTTAGGGCACTCTGATGCTGCTATTGCTAAGATGACGCCCCAAAACGCTTGGGACGTTTTGAATGCCGAAGGAGAGCCGTTCGTACCCAGTCCTCCAGAGACCGAGAGTGTTGTAGAGAGTGTCAGGGACTTGGTAAGTGGCTTGGATACTAGGAGTCGTGCCCTGGTGGTCCGCGAGGCTACGACGGCGTACAGCGAGGCTATGAGGGCGGTCATTGACGAGTGGCAGAGGGGTGTGACATCCTTGCCAGATGCTCGTAAGCGGCTTTATTACCTTAATCTAGGATTATTGAGTCTGCGTCTCGCAGAGACTGCATTAGCTACGTCGTTACTCACTGCTAGAACGGGCGCGGGCTCGACGCTATTTCTACCTACTACGTCTTTGACAGGCACCTCGATAGGAGTCACGTCGGAAGTTGAGTCGATACTGTTTGGTACAACATCGGGAGTGTCTGGACCTGAGACGCTCGTAGCGGAAGTTACGTCGCCACTCACTGTACCGACGCTCAGTACCACCCCAATAGGAACTGACGTTACTACGTCGCTACCTACACTACCCACAACGTCGCCTACTGTACCTCCAACTTCGCTTGTTACCGGCGGAACGGTGCCGGGCACGCCCGTTTTGACTCCGCCACCTACGTTACCGAAGGGACGTCCTCCAGTTACGCGGGGTGCTACGGAACAACTGCGAAAGGCGTACGAGCAGGGTGAGCCCATTCTGCTTTGGCGCCAGGGCGAGCTCAGTAACAAGGACGTGTGGAAGGCAGTATTAGACCCCGAGAACCAGAAGAACTTGCTGACGGTCGTAGGAACTGAGAAGTTACCTGTGGAACCAGCGAAGTATGCTACTGGTCCGGGAAGTGCGCGTGCAACACTACAGTGGATAGGTACAGGACCCAAGTTTGCAGGCTCCGCTGACCTCGGAATCGTTGACGTCTTTTGGGGTGTGGAGGGTACGAACCTGAGATTCAAGGGCAAGGGCCTAGAGACCATTGTGGGTGAGCGCATAGATTCGCCGACGATAGGCATCAGCATTCCCGAGAAGGGTCAGCGAAAGTTCGGCACAACGTTTGCAGAGGCTCTAGCGTACGAGCCGGTAGACGAGGCCCAGAGAGACTTCATAGAGCAACAGATACAGAAGATGCTCCCGAACATGAGTTCCGAGGAGATTGCACGAGAAATGAAGGCCGTCAACCTGCCCGAGGAGCGCGCTGGGGAGATACTTTCGTACATCCCTGACCAACAGCGTAACGTCGTGCGCGCCTTGCTAAAGCCCAAGTACTACACTAAAGTGGGTTCGGGTTTCGAGTTCGCGAAGACCTCAGCACGGCCGGCGTCTTCGGAACTAGTAGCCCAGGTATTTAATGGAGAGATAGTCGACGAGCCTATGGGTCCTGAGGAGGAGAAGGCTCTGTACTCTGAAAGTGAGCTTGCACAGTTGAGGTCGGAAGCGCTGTCTAAAGTTAAGTCCACGCTTCCTCTCTCTGAGGAGCAAGAAGTCGCGGCAATGTTGTTGGAGGTAAAAGGACTATGAATGTACACTTGAAGTACTGTATATTAGCAGCCTGCGGCATCGCAGCTTCGGTGCTGCTTGGGTTGTTTGTTGACAGTAACGCGTACATAGTGTCGGCTATATGTACTGTATGGTGCGTGTACTACTTTGTTGTGTGGCTAGCGCGTACCCCTATCAAGCCTAAGTTGACATCTGAAGAGGTTTTCAGGAGCTTTCACGAAGATGACTCAGACCAGTCCAGTACTAAAGAGAGTTGAGCGTCGGCTCAGTAGACTGAGCAAGAAGACCTACAAGAATGCTGCTCCGCACACCTACGGCCAGAAGTGGTTTTACCCTTACGGGTTCAAGGAGGTACGGAACTACCGTAAGGAGTTGGTCACAAAGCTCTATGTAGATGGACCGTTTGCAGCTAAGAGGGAAGCTGAGCTTAGGCTTGACGAGTTAAAGCTCGATATGGGTGACATCTATGAGAGTGAACACCGTGACCCTAACAGAGCTAAGAAGGAAATAGCTGAGAAGCTGAACAAAGACCATAAGTTGCCGGTCGAGGTCGCGACCCAACGAAAGTACAGGAAGTAAATGAAGGAGGTTTTGAATGAGTCCATGGCTAGAGGGAATATGGGCCCTGGCAAAGGTTTTCGGGGCCGTTCTCGGTGTAATGGCTATCGGTCTGCTGGTCCTAGTAATCTTTATAGATATATGGGCCAAGAGGACGACTGCCGGCAAGTTCTGTTGCTTCTTCCTAGAGCAGAAGCACCTGTTTAGTCGCCTTTTGAAGGAAGATGGTGGAAAGGTGTATATGGGTAGGGGCGAGAACAAGGAGGAGTACCTTCTCGACCCCCGGAGACAGTTCTGGGCGTACTGGCCTGCTGGATTGCCTGCCGCGTTGCAGGTAGCTGTGCGGGCGCACTTCTACGTAAGGCATAGTCCAGACCCCTGGGACCCTGAGGACACCGAGTCGCTTATCAGTGCTAGGTCTCTCCGGATAATCTCGGACGAGGCGATGCTAAGGACAACTTGGCGAGACGTTCGAGATAGTGCTAGTCCTCGCGCGGGCGTAGCCGCTGGGTTGCCCTCGTGGGCGCTGGCGCTTTTGCTTGCTAGTACCGCGCTAACTGGAATTGCGCTATACATGTTGATGGGAGTGCAGAAGAATGTTAACTTGCTCATGCAGATGTTTGGAGGTTAAGCATGTCTAATGGTGGAGCTAAGCTAACTCGAGAGAAGATTCTCGATTTCATACGTCGCAAAACCGAGGAGCAGGACACTACTCCTTACGTAGTGAAGGCTCTCTTTGGAGACGACCTGTCCTTGGTTACCGAGACTCACGGACGTATGATAATTCCAAAGGTGCGTATGCGATTGCTCCTAGCGGCCATGGATCCAACCCGTGAGGAGCCACTAATCAGTGTGTTTCTGCGGGAGTACAATAAGGAGATGGTAAACTTCGAGCGAAAGGGTCGTCTCGAACTACTGGGTGCGCTCCAGGCGCTTGTAGCAGAGGGTGAAGAAGAGCGTGCAGTAAGTATGGGAAAGTAAAATGTCTTTAGGTAGTCCGCCCACAATCATACAACCCACAGACATCGAAGAGCTCTCCGATGAAGAGCTGTTGATGATTGCCGAAGCCTTCCTGCATATCGAACGTGAGGAGCGGGAGGAGAAGCTTGCACGCCTGGTCGAGCAAGCTATTTTGATTGAGGGCAAGAAGGGCCGAGGAAAGAGTCTAGTGGCTCTAGCCATTGCATGGTGGCTGCGAGAGCTATTCAATCGTCCAGTCATCACTATCGGTTCCAAGATGGGACTAAAGCCCAGCTTCGGGCCACACTTAGTAATGAGTGAAATGGCTTTTAGGGACGAGCTGATGCAGCTGTCCATTGTAGCCAATGAGAACGATAATGCTGAGGCGGTTGCCAAGGCCTTCGAGAAGTACGGCATTAACATTCTCTACGCCACGCTCATCTTTGATGAGTCCTACAAGTTGTTCAACGCTCGTAACCCCATGGAGAAGCTCATTCAGCTCTTTGGGTTCTTCATAGCACAGTCTCGGCACTACCATGTCACGACGATGCTGTTAACACCCGACAGAAGCATGCTTGACGGTAAGAGGGTCCGGCCTCAGATGGATTGGAACGGTCGAGTCTATCACAACAAGTATACTAACAAAGCGAGGCTGCGTCTCATCTCAGGTATAGAGACAATGACTGTCACGGTCGATGGCAGAAATGACCCAAGTCCTGAAATGCCCTTCTACGATATGTACGATTCGTGGGCACTGCTCGGAATGCTTCCGAGCCAACTCAACATAAAGACTTAAGGAGGCAATACTATGTATATACTCGCGACCGAACCATCGAAGGACGGGACGCTGTCCGACGCCTTCGATGCAGTCGATAACGCATATGGAACCGGCGAGTTCGCGGAAGAACAAGCAGTAAGTGCGATTGCTCTGGGTATGACAGTCGACGACACCCGAGCTTCGCAGCTGTTTAAGAACTTGGTTGACCGAGGATTCGTATCGGAGGTATGATGGCAGGTAGTTTCAAGTTGACGGCATCGGGCGAAACCCGAGCCTTGAAAATTAAGCAGGTTCAAAATCCTGAGGACGCTGTTGTGTCGTTCATGTACGAGAACACTACCGGCGAGCACACTACCGTAGAGTTCGAAGAGATTCTCGACGAGACTCAGATGGACGACGAAGCAGCGCGCAAGGTTATGGACCGACTAGCACGTAGGGGCTTCGTAGCAGAAGTCTAAAAGGACGGGACATGAAAAAGAGAGTATTGAACAAGTTTCTATTAACGTTCCTGATAATCGCAATAGTTATGCTTGGGCTGGGTTGTAGCTCTAGTGACCCTTATACCGAAACAGCCTACTTTGAGGAACTGTGGACAAAGAACATTAGTGACAGTTGGGTTCGACTGCCAGCTTCTGCTGGAGGAGGAGGCGGTCTATGGAAAGTTGATGGCTCAGAGACTCAGCTTATAACTCCTGACGAAGTGGACATGCAAGGTCTCAGAATTACTAATGTCCTTGACCCCGCTCTTGCCCAAGACGCAGCTACCAAGAAGTATGTTGATGACAACGGAGGAATAGCAGAACATGGCAATGAGTATCATAATCCTGATTTTGCCACAGAAGCAGCCTTGACGACACTGCAAGGTACTGTCAGCACTCACACAACAGCAATATCCAATTTAGAGACGGGCTTAACTACTCATGTGTCAGCCACTACTGGAATACATGGTGTAGGCGGCTCTACGGTCGAAAGCGCTGCTGGCTCTCAGGCTAAAGTAGATGCACACAAGAACCTCACTACAGGTGTTCACGGGGTAACCGGAACTATAGCAGACGTATCTGACATAGCAGTAGATGCTAACTTGTCTGCTGCTGGTCAAGATGCAATAGCCAAGAAGCACACTCAAGGTGCAGATACATCACTGGGGATTCAGGTTGCAAACCTTGACATGGGTGGGTTTGCCATTACCAGTGTCGGCAACGTTGACGGGGTAGATGTAAGTGGATTAAGCAGCACAGTAGGGACGCATACAACCGCAATATCAGGGCTAGATACCAGGCTCACAACAGCTGAAGGGAGTATTGCTACTCTAATATCAGACCTAGACACCGCAGAGGCTGCTATCGTTACGGCTGAGGCTGATATTGATACTTTGGAATCAGACTTGACAACGCATGAGGCTGATACTTCTACTCATGGTGCTGTAGATATAGCAGACGTGTCAGATATAGCGATAGATACCAACTTATCTACTGCGGCTCAGGATACAATAACTGCGAAGCACACACAAGGCACAGACACCACACTAGGCACTCTGACAGCAGATGTAAACTTTGCTAGCTACATGGCTGTTGCTATGGTTTGCGATAGTGGTGCTGTCATGCCTAACGATCCTGGCAACGGACAGTGGTTTCTTCAGACTGGCATAGGACGAACTATTCTGTATCAATATAGTGGTGCATGGCTTCCGGTGTTCTCTGTTGGAACTATGACTGTCTATGTGGATTCGAGTGATGGCACAGACGACTTGAATCATGGTTCGGGAGTGGATTCAAATGCCTTTGCCACGGTGCAATATGCGATTGATTGTATTCCTGGCGTATTTGGTGGTAATGTAATAATCAGTGTAAATGATGAAACTTACGTTGAGACAGTTACTATTCAGGGTAAGAATGCAATAGGAAATTATGCAATCACACTCCAGGGAACACTCATTGTTCATGCTACATATAGTCAGGAATCGGCAGTTAAGGGAGTAGGTGCAACAATGGGAAGCATTACTGACACTGGAGCATTCACAGGACATAGTGAGGACCTGTTATATTCCTCTAGCAATGATGAATATAGGGTAATAGATAGTGCTACTGCCAATGTAGGTACTATTGTTGGGTATTGGACAGCAGTACCAAGTGGTTCCTATACGATTTGCCAGTGGGGAACCACAATAAATAGGCTTGTTCTTGAAGATGGGCAATTAGCTATTCAAGTTAAGGATATTTATATTCAGGGTAATGGGGAAAGCACCACGGCACCAATGTTATCACCTGGAATGGGAAGTTCGGTTGTATTATACAGGTGTAAACTATCCCATGCCACAGACAGAGCTCTATGGACTAATACTGGAAGGGCAATTCTTTACCAATGTTTATTGTCAAGTGCGAATAGTCGAACCGTAGTTTCATCACAATCTGGATATGTTGAAATGAATGGCTGTAAAGTCAACAACAAGCTAGACTCTGGGCAGTGTATAGAAGTTAGATATGGAGCGCAGTGTTTAGTGGGTTATTCTGTTGTCGATCAACCTTGTGTACTTGACGGAACAGCAGGAGTGAATAAGGCTTTATATGGAATTAACTGCCACGGTAATGGTTATACATCTTGTGAGAATCGATACAATATCATTAGGAATTGTGATACTGGAATATATGCCTATAGTGGGGGTATGGTTGAATACACTGCCAATAATCAATACAGTGGCAACACTGCTGATGAGACTCCCATAGCAGCAAGTTTTGGGTACATAGACTAA